CGGTACTGTCCTCAACGATCTTGTCTGCATTCGTGGTGCCATCTGGAGAGGCCACAGCGTTCTGCGTTGTGGTTGCCCTTGTGCCGCCCCATGGCCTGTCGGTGAATGTGAGATCCTCGCTATACAGACACAGGTTCTCCCTCGCCACCTCAGACACCATGCCGTACTTGGTGAAGCGGGCCTTGCTCTCCACCGCTTGAACGATGTAGTCATCTGTCTCGCGCATCCTGGTGCCCAGTGCAGACACCGTCTCGCCGGATAGCCCCATGCTGCCGGCCGCCGAATACGCCGGCGCGGTGGACTTCACGAGGGGCATTGCCAGCAGCAGTCCGGCGCGGATGGAGGTGAGATCCCACTCGCGCGTTCCGGGCATGATGATCTTGCCCCTGCGCGTGCTGAGTCCCGTCGAGTATGTCCTGGCCAGCATCTACTGCCCCCGCTCGTGCATGACGTCAATCTTCGCGGCGATCTTCCCGACATCCAGCGAGGTCTGGAAGATCAGCTCACGCTGCTCGTCGATCTTCTTCTCGACCCGGTCGAATCGCCCATTACCTATGCGAAGCTGCTCGCAGATGGCCCCATGATCGGCGCACACCTTCTTGTCGGTGTCGGTGCCGCTGCCCGTGCCATTCGATGAGCCCAGGATCTTCACCACGCCGAAGATGCCGCCGGCCACCGCCGCCACGGACGCCGTGACAACCGCGCCGATTGACGTTGCGTCCACTAGAGTCCACCCGTCAGGAACTTCCCGATCAGGGCCTTCCCGATCGCCCTGACCGCCTTCTTCGCCTTGTTCGCCGGCTTGCGTCCCTTGGCCTTCGCAGCGGCATCGGCGATCTCGCCTACCACTCCCTTGGGATCTCCAGCAGCGTTCGACTTCAGACCCGCGATGATCTCCATTGCGCCAGCACCTACCGACCCGCCGCGCACCTTCGCCGACTGCAGGGCAGACGCGATCCGCTGCAGAGCGGCAGCCTTCTCCGCGTTGCTCGTCAACGCCGCAAGCAGGCCCAGCACCGCGACCACGACCGGCAACAGCGACTCCCAGTGCTCCACAATCCAGCTCATGGCTACCCTCCAGGCATGTACCTGATATTCCGCATCCGGGCGAACTGGTCGGGGGCTACCGTGTTCCCCATCAGTCCATTCATCAGCCGCTCGGCGTTGGCCTCGTGGTGCTTCGCCAGACCCACCATCTGCATGAATAGCGGATTCTGCCCATTCTCGCCGGGGCTCGGCATGTTCCCTGCCAGGAACGCAGCGCGCGCGAACTCGATCACGCAGTCCTGGTAGGTGTCGGTGCCTTCCAGCAGGTCGTTGTCTCCCACCAGAAGCTCGGGCTCGGCGTAGTACCGGATCTTCAGAGCGAACTGGTCCTGGATGGGCGGCGCTGTCTCGAGCTGGATGCAGCCCGGCGGGTCGAGTTCGTAGGTCTTCGACGCCCCGGAAAACTTCCCGGCATAGGCGCGATCGAGCACAACCACAGAGTCAGACGTCCTCGTGGCGACCTTGTACATCTCCTGCTCGCCGTTGAACTGCAGGTGCCTGCCGACAATCCACTCAGGCCACGTCCCGGTCGCCAGCGTCACCGTCGCGCTTCCGCGGGTGAGCGTCACGGTGCCCGTCGAGTACCGCGCAGAAGTGGAGACCTCGGGGATGGTCAGGACCGACAGATCGCTCCCAAGTCCAACGGGGTTGATCCACATGGCATCGAACCACGCCTGGTCCTCGTAGCTCACGAGCATTCCGCCGCGCTCATAGGCGATGGACTTCCACTTGTACAGGTCCCTCGGAGCAAGGCAGTACTTGTCCCACACGATGCTGGGCTGGCCTGTGGCCGAGTCCCCTTCGAAGGGGCGATCGAGTACCACTACGGTGCCCGACGTCCTCGAGGCGATTCGGTACTGCTCCTGGTTGCCGGCGGTGACGGCGAAGAACCAGCCCGCGCAGGTCGTGGGGAACGTGCCGGCTGTCGCGGTGACCGTGCGGCTGTTCTGCGTCACTGTCACCACGGCGTCCTTGTATGCCCCCTCGTTGCGGGCCACGCCGGTACGGAGCATGAAGGGCCAGGGCTTCCTCGTCGCGCAGGAACGCCTGGCGAGATTCACTGCCTCCCGCGCCGCTCCATCGGCGGTGGCGCCCTTTGCCCCTGGGACTACCGACTTGACCTTCTCGACTGCGGTCGCGAACCTCATTCTGCCGCCTGTTCCACGATGCCGCGCGTGCGCTCCGCGGCCATGTCTCCCAGGTCTGCTATGACCTGCTCGTACGCGTCCACCCACAGGTGGCAGTTGGTCTCCATGTTGAACTCGGTCATCACCCGATCGCGCGCTGCGCCCCCGACCTGCATCCTCATCGACCTCGACTCGACCAGCGCGTCAATCGCCTTGGTCCATTCCTTCGGCCGGGAGCACAGGAACCCGTCGCTCTTGTTGCGGATGCTCGACGAGTACGGGGCCACCCGGCTGCATACGAAGGGCTGCTTGCACATGCCGGCCTCGAGCCACTTGAGATTCGACTTCCCGCGATTGAACGGGGTGTCAACCAGTGGGCCCAGGGCGATGTCGAAGTTCATCGCCACGTAGTAGTCCGGCCAGTCCTCAACGCCCGCCCACCCGTCGTACATCACGCAGCGCTCGGGGTACTCACGCGCCAGCCTCATGAGGTCCGGGTGCGGGATCTTCATCCAGAAGAACTTCGTGTGGCGCCACTTCGTCAGCACGTGCTCGGCCACCTCCACGAGAAGGTGGATGTCCTGGGTGTGCGATGTGGAGCCAGCCCACCCGACCCAGACTTCCTCGCCATGGTCGTCTGGCTTCTCCACGGTGTCCCACTGATTCGGCAGGAGGCTGTTGGGGAGGATGTAGATGTGCTTGTGGCTCTTGCGCATGTTCCCGTACAGCAAGGCCAGCTCCTTGGTCGTGGTGAACACCGCGTCGGCACTGAGCACCTGCTGGATGCTGATCTCCCGGGCGTCGTCCTGGAGCTGCGCGATCGCTACGAGCCGGCCTTCCCTGTGGCCCACGATCTCGTTGGGAGACGCCTCGGAGGGGTCGGATATCTCGCGGACCTTGTAGCACTCCTCGTCGGTGCGCTTCTTGTAGGTCTCGTACGCGGGATTGCCCTCGTCCAGACAGACGATGTCGTCGTCAATGTCCATGCAGTACGGGAGACCATGCAGCCGCGACAGCGCCGTCAGAAGACCATATAGCTCCTGGCTGCGCACCCGCTGCGTATGCAGGACGTCCCCCCTCATGCACATCTGCGTGTACATGGCCTGCACACGTCTCGCTGCAGCCTCGTCCCGCTGCTCCAGCTTCTCTGGTAGCATGTCGGTCGTGGTGTGCAGGTCGGCCAGGCCCTGGCGCACAATCTCCCTGATGGGGTTGAGCATGCGGTGCCAGCTAACCCCGGAGACGTCCCCGCGAATCGCGACCACGTTCATGCCGCCAGTCCAATCAGCTTCTCAGCAACCACGCGAGAGTCGAAGGCCTCTACCGCGGCGGTCCTGGCCCACAGCCCCACGGAGGGGTCGTAGTTCATAAGCTGTGCCGCCAGAACCTCGGCGGGATCGCCCATGGTGTGCCGCCCGCTGAGGTTCACTCTCAAGAGGTCGTCCCAGTTCGTCGCGGTCACCATCCCATCGCAGCCGAATTTCCCGCACACTACCGCGGCTCGGCCGCATGACATGGCCTCTGCCACGCCCCGGCCGGTCCCTATCAGAATGTCCACGTCGTTGAGCATCCCGGGCGTGTCCCACGTCTGCCCAGGACGCTCCACCAACTCCACCCCAGCCTCTGAACACGCGCGCGCGATCATCCCCGGGTCTGCAGGGAACGTCGCCATCGACGCGGCGCGAGGCTTCTCTCGCAAGAGCGACCTCGGCATGAACCGGGCCAGGTCGATCGGCTGATTGACCTGGAGGGATTCGATGCCCTTCTTCAGCAACTTGTCGTGGGTCTCCCGCGACACCGTCACGTACGGGCTCCCGTCTTCCAGAGGCATGTCGTGCGGCAACCACCCGTGCATCACGTAGACTCTCCGGCAGTCTGGCAGCACGTTGCGAGGCTCTGCGCGCGACCCAAGGCACGGGGTGCCCTTCCAGCGGTGAGGATGCGCCGGAACCACGAGGTCTTGCGTCTCGATCACTGGGTTTGCGCCACAGACCCGGCAGACATGGAAGGTGCGGGGTTGCGCGATGAACGCGATGTCGGCCTTCGGCCGGTCGCCCATCAGGTGACTGTAGACATGGAACCCGGCATTCTCACACCTCGCAGAGAATGCGCCCCTGCCGCCGGTGTAGAAGCTGACCTCGTGCCCCATCTTGCTGAACTCGCGGGCAACGGTGAAGTTCCAGCTCTGCGTCCCGGCGTAGCCCGTTCCATGCCACTGCCCAAGCAGTATCCGCATGTGTCAGTTCCACTTGAACCGGCCGATTTTCCACGCCACCTTGCGAAGCGTCTCGCGCAGATGCCGCGGCAGCCGGGACTCGATGATCTTCATGCGCTCGGGCCACGCCGAACGCCGATACTGGTATGCCGTGCCCTCTTCCCGCGTGCCTGCCGCTACGTCGGTCTTTGATCTCAACCACTCCAGGTGGGGAACGTCGTCCATGAAGTCCTGGTCGATCTTGCAGATGAACCTGTCCCTGTAGTAGACGCCGATCTCCTGGATCGAGTACCGCGAGCGCTGGACCTTGTTCGTGCGGTCCGCGCATGCCGCTCGCAATCCGGGCACTCTCCGCAGGATCTTCAGTGCATCAGAGGTGTACATCACCTGCGCCATGGCGTCCTCCAAAAGGGGCGTGGGGCGGGCCCCGTGCTGAAACCCGCCCCACTAGGATGGCATTACGCCCCGGTGCTGCTGAACGTCGAACCGCTGAGGAGATACCCGCAGGCCTTCGCCTGGAGCACCTTCACGGCCGTCCACATCTTGCGGCCGACCGTGATGCGCCGGTTGAACGGGTCGGCAGTCCCGGCAGAGCCCGGCAGCTTCACGATGATCTGGAAGTTGCTCTTGCTGGGCTCGAAGCTGGACTTCTCGAGCGGGTTCTTCACGGCCTTCTTCTCGGGACCAGGGACGTAGGAGCCCTCGAGCGCGACCGCGCCGATGCCCTCATACCCGGACCAGATGTTGTAGAAGCCGTACCCGCTGGACGCGGAGATTGCGTTTGTGGACACGATCTCCGTTGACTCCAGGATCTTGAAGCCGGCGATGTTCCGCCCGACGCTGAACATGCGCTTCTGCTCCTCGTGAAGAGAGATGTACTTCACCAGGTCCCAGAAGTTGTTCGTGCCCGTGTCTGCCCTGAGCTCGTGGATCGCCACGGGGTGGCAGATCATCTTGTACAGCCCGTCGGGATAGACCGGGATGTTGTTCGCGCGGAGCTTCATGACCATGATCTCGAGCTCGCGGGTCGTGAGGATGTCAGTCGCCGTGAGGTCTGAAGCAGCCGTCGCATCGCCGCAGTAGTAGGCCGTCCCGCCTGCGGAGATCGCTCCACCGATGAGACCGTGGAACGTGCGGAGCCCGCCGAACGTGTGCGCGCGCGCCAGCCGGTCGATGGCCGACTTGATGCCGATCTCTTCGGTGAGGTCGGATGCGACCGAGTGCTTGAGATACTGCGCCACGGTCGCCGACACGGCGCTCATGACGTAGCTGGCGGCCGCGGGGTCGTCCGCCGACTCGTTGGTGGACGTATAGTCCGCCGAGAAGACCGGGTCACGCCAGAAGTGTACGATCTTGCCCTTGCGCTTCGGAATGCGGAGATATGCGTTGTCTCCGCCTTCCATCACCAGCTCTGCCATCACGAGTGACGGATAGAGCTGCCGGAGCGCCTTCTGGCTCCAGTGCTGCGATATCATCGGCCCCAACGAGCCGGAGCCCGTGTTGACCGTCGGTGTTCGAATGGTTACAGCCATTGCGGTGATCTCCTGTTATGGAGCCCACCAGACGCCCGCGGTTATTCGTCCGGGAGTTTGTAGTCCGCGAAGAGCACGGCAAGCGTCTTGTCCTGCTCTTCCAGACCCATCTCACCAAACGCCTTCTCCGCGTCTTCCATGCCTCCGGACGATGCCGTCTGCGATTTCTGCAGACTCTCGGCCTTGCGCTTGCGCGCTTGTGCCTGCACCTTCCTGAACGCCTGCAACTGTGCCGTCAGCTTGGGGGCCGCGAGATGCGCCGCCATCAGCTTGATGGTGTCGGGGGTCAGATCCTTCTGCCCGCGCGCCATCTGCCTGAGGGCCGGCGTGATCTCCTTGATCGTCTCGGGGTCGATCTCATTGGCGTCGATGTAGGCCTCGGGATGAGCCGCCATCACGGACCTTGCCGTCGCGCCAGTGTGCTCGATCTGCTGCTGCATCTGTTTGTAGAGATCGCTCTCCTTGAACAGATCCTCGACGATCTTCCTGCGATTCGCATGCTCCGGGTCGTCCGGAGCCTTTGGTGCTTGCGATGCAGGCTGCTCCGCTCGCTGCCTGTAGAAGTCCAGTTCGCGCTTGACGGCGTCACGCTCGGCTTGCAGCGCTGCCTTTTCGGCCTCCGACTGCTTCACCTTGCTGGAGTACTTCGACGTGGCGTCGATGTACGCCTTGCGCCGCTCGGGCGTCCACTGCTCCTGTCCCTGCGGGGGTTGTGCGTCGGCTTCATCGCCGGGCTCGCCGGCAGGATCCGGTTCCGGGGCGATGTCCGTCGCGTCCGCGTCGCTTGGGTCTGTGTCTGCTGATCCAGCCTGGTCCACGAGGGTCGCCAGGTCGAGGTCGTCAGCGTCCATTTCATCCGGCACGTTACAGCCCTTCTACCCCTTTCGGGGGTTGGTATGGATTGAGGGGGCCGGCGCTCGCCGGCAGTTACCCCTCCGTCTGGTTGCGTTTTCCAAGCTCTCGCATCTGCTTCGTCGCCAGGTCAAAGTCCGCGAGAAGCTGCCTCAAGGCAATCACTGCGCCCTGGGCCCTGGCGATCGTCGTCGGCTCCTTGCTCGGGTCGGCGTGGTGGCAGATTTCCAGGGAGTTCGTGATCTGGGTCTCCACCTCAGTGCGCAGCACATCGAACGCCTCGGTCCCCACCACCGATGCCTTGCGGGCCACGTAGGAGATGCGGGCTTCGACCTGCGCCCTCTCACGATCCATTCTGGCGAGTTCCGCGCCGCTCCTGATCTTGTCGTTGATCTTCACCCTGGTATCGCCTCGCTCATCGGGTTCCCGGCCTGCATGGGCGCGCCAGCGCGAGCCTGTTCCTCGACCATGGGAATGCCCTGCCCCTGCGTATTCGGGCCGGGCAGTTGCGGGGGTGCGACGGGGTCGGGATTCACGTTGCCCACGATATACTGCGTGATGCGCTCGGGATCGCGGATCTGGACAAGGGAGATCATCTCCTTCGCCAATTCGGCGATGCCCGGAGGCGCCGTGATCGGGGCGATGCCCTGGAGGAGCTGGAACAGCAGGTTGAACTTCTCGACCGCGTTGCCTACGTACGCCTCGGAATGCGGGACCAGCCACACCTCGCCGGCCTCAGCGCGCTCGCGCACCAGCCCCCACTCCTGCATCGTGATGGCGGAAGGCGTCTCCACGAGCGCCGATAGGTTCACGTAGTCCGCCAGGAAAGCCCTGAGCGGGTAGTCCTGGATCAGGTTCATCGTCACGCCCATGCGGACGTTCACGTTGCTGTGGATGATGTTCGCGACCGTTGCCTTCATGCCGGCCTTGCCCGGCTCGCCGCGGGTCTGGCCCTGCACGCCGATCACTCGATCAAAGTCCCCTACCAGGAGACCCTCCTCTGACTGAAGAGTGCCTGAGAAGTCCTGCACCTGCAGCATGGAGAGGTCATCTGAGTTGTTGACGCTGTAGACTGCGCCTGGAGCGGAAACGAGCTGGAACGGGTCCAGACCGGAGCCCTTGAGCAGTTTGAACATGGGGTTGGCCACGAGTGACCGGATGTCAATCCGCTGCCGCCGAAGGGTGTTGATCTCGTCCTGTAGATCGCGCGAGAGATCGGGGATGCCATACCCCTCGATGTCGAACGGCTCCATGAACGTGGTGAGGTCGTAGTAGTTGATGTACCCGAGTTCGTTGGGGATGTCCATCAGCACGACCTTGGTAGGCTCGTGGACCTTCAGAATCCGCTCTGGCTCCACCATCCAGTAGAAGGATAGGTGGTGGTCGTCGCCGTCGAACTCGGGGACGTTGGACGTCCGCTCCATGCGCTCCTCGTCCTGCGCCGTACGCTCGGAGTCGGAGTAATCCATCACCCGCTTAAATTCCTCGGGCGAGCAGGTGTACAGACCCGCTTTCCAGTCAGCCTCCACCATCCTCTTCGACTGCCGCTTGAGAAACTCCAGGACCCATTCGGCATCGTTGCGCAGGCTCTCAGCCGACGGATCCCACATGAAGTTGCCTGGGTGCACGAGATTCCACTGCGGGCCGGATGGTCCGAAGCCCATCTTGGCGACGCCCAACTTCATGGTGTCTGCCAGACGCAGCCAGCGGTAGAGGAAGCGATAGAATCCGGCATCGCGCAGCCGGCGGTTGTACTCCTCCTGCGCGCGCGGGGCCAGATCCCTCCATGGTTCGGGCATCTCTGCAAACACCCATGGAAACGTCGGCATCAATCCCGCCTGGAGAAAGGCGACGTGCGTGTCCACCTGAGCGTAGGTGTGCCGGGAGTTCACCTTCGCGCCCCACGGCTTGGGCGATCCCCCGCTGATGTCCTTCCCCATAAGCTGCCGGTAGTTGTCCATGTACTCGCGGCGTCTGTCATTCCAGTCAGACGCCACCGATTCAAGGCGAGAATGGAAGAGTTCGAACGCCTGCGCCTGTGTCTCGGGCATCAGTATCCCGTTCGATCATTGGCCGGCGTCGGAATGAATATCCGGACGTCTGGCTTCGGAATGGGCCTGCGCTTCTTGCAGACGAGGCACTGCTCATACTTCGGCGGGCGGTCGTATGGCGATGGAACTACGTCCCACGCGTGAGGGTGATCTGCCTTCTCGACGCTGATAGGCTTGAAACCAGGCTCGCTTCCCTCGAATGGATCGAGTACAAGGTCATCCGGTGTCACCTATCCCCCAGACGCAAAAATCCCGCCAACCCGTACCTCAGGGCATCCACCTCGTGCTGAGTAATGCCTCCCTTGTACTTATCGGGGACTTTCTCGTCCTCTGCGTATTTTCCATCCATGGCGTCTATCAGGTTGACGCAGGACGGGTCAAACAGCATCCCTGGGCGGATCTTGAGGTCTTGTCCAACGCGCGGTTGCAGCCTCTCGCGAACCAACATCACCGACTCGCGGACCATCACCTTCTTGCTGCTGTTGCAGGGATAGAGCCCCGCCGCGTTCATCGCCTGCCTGGATGTGGGGCCACCGGTGTCCTTGCGCGACTGCCCCGCCGGGTCGTCGTACATGCGCATCTTCAGCGACGGCGTGTACCGCACCGGGGCTATGAGCGCCTTCGTCATGGCGATCAACTGCTGAGCGAACTGCGGCAGCGTGATATCGTCTCCGGTCACCGTTCGCAGGCAGTAGATTTGGAAGGTGTACGGGATGAACTGGAACCACACCGCCGCCGGATGCCGCACCCCGTAGTCCACAGCCACGATGAGGTCCAGCGCGGGATTGTACCCGAGCGGCTGCACGTACTGCTCCCTGTTGAACGGGGGCTTGAAGACCGGCTTTCCTCCACCCACGTTGAACGATCCTTCCATCTCGCGGGCCCACTGGTCGTCCTCGTACCCGTACTCCTCGCGGATCTTCGCCGCCCACTCGGGAGTGGCGCCGGGCATCATCGAGTAGTGGAGTTCCAACACCTTGTTTTTCCCGCCTTGGCAGAGATTCTTGAAGTACTCTGCGCACTCATTGTCTGCCTCGCCCGGCGTGGAGATGTGGATGATCTGCCCGCCGCCCCTCACTGCCGGCAGTGCCGCGGCGTGCGCCTTCCTGATGTACTCCTGCCACGCAGACTCATCGAAGATCACCACGGTGGGAGACCACGACCTTATCTGGTTGGCGCCAGATGGCACTGCCATGATCCAGGACGTACCGTGCTTGTGGTGAAACGTGATCTTCCCGGCGTTTGCAGTGTAGGAGCACGGGAGGAGATACTCGGGCAGGTGCGCTAGAATGAACTCCATGCGCTGTATCAGGCCCTTCGCGGCCTCCTCTTTGGTGCTTTGGATCATGATCTGCCTGGATGCGAAGAACCCGGCGAACCAGATCGCGTAGACGCACGCGCACCACGACAGAAGCATCTGCCGCGACTTCTTGTAGACCACAAGGATCTTCGCCCCGCGGAACTCCTCCAGCGCTCTGGAAAGGTAGCCGAATGACGGCCACTTCCGCAGAGTGTCTTCTGCCTGCGGGTCTTCCGTCCACACGTACTGGTCGGCGAAGAACGTGATCTTCTTGCGGCATGCGGCTCGAATTACCTCGTGCCGGTCCTCTACCACGGAAGGCCGCCTATGCAGACCGCGTGCGCCTTTGCTTCTTCCCACGTGTAGAGCGGGCGGCCGAAGTCGCTTTCGGTGTGGATGGCTTTGCCTTTGCGCGCGCGCCACTTCGTCTTGTACGGTTCGGGGAACCATCGGATGTAGTAGTCGCAGGTGCTTTCCCACTCTTCGACGGAGATGGCTTTGCCGAAGTGCTTACAGCAGCCGCCAAAGCACGCATTGTGGTAGCCATGGACGATTCGCTGATCCGGACGGTAGTATCGCATTTCGGGCAGATTACGGTATGCGAATACGATCCGTCTGTATTCGGGACCGAAACGACGGTTTGCGGTGGAAAGCGATAGTAGTTGATCACTGTTCCCCTCGGTACAGTAGGCGTCGTAAAGATCGAAGTAGACAGCGTCAACTTCTGGATCTTCTGGGAGCTTCCCATCCCATTCCAGCCTTTCGTCGGCGTCGAAGTAGATGATCCACTCGGGCTCTCGCACGCGCGCGGCCTCGAGCAGTATCTGCCTGTGGCGCCATTCCTCCCTGGTTCGGTCGGTCTGCCAGGGCTCGAACTGCTCGATCACCCCGTCTCCGAAGCGGTCTTTGCCGACCTGCGTCGATGGATGCGCGCTGGCTATCGCCACCGTGTCATCCGTCGAGCAGTCGTCGTAGACGATGATGCCGCCGTCGCACCACTGAGAGAAGTGGTCGAGCGTATCGGCTATGATCGCCGCTTCATTCCGGACTCTGGTTATCCCGACGAGCCTTGCCACGCTTCTTCCCTTTCGGCCAGCCCTTCGCCTTCTTGGGGAGCTCCACCTTCTTCTCGTCCGGTGGAGATTCGGCTACCGGCGCTTTCATGAAGTCGGGGGGCGGAACGGCGATCACCCGCGCCGGCGCCTCCCCCGCGGCGGGGCGTGCCGGCTCTCCTGACTTTGGCTCGACAACCCGCACCTCTCCCATGAGGTACTGCTCCTGCAGTTGGTTCCCGTTGCGCGCCGGGAACTCGGGGTCATCGAGGTGCCATAGGCCGCCCTCGTGAGCGAGCTTCCCCCCGACCATCTCGGCGTTGTACACCTCCCCGTTCGACTTCTTCGTGACCTTCATGCTCCCACTCCTCTCAGCCAGCGCTGGCGATCCAGCGTCCACCGAACCGTCTTCACAAGAGACTCCTCTAGCGTCCTGGGGTATTGCCACCCCATCGCTGCCACCTTGCCGCCGTCGAGCGCATACCTCAGATCGTGACCTGGGCGCTGCTCGTGGAAGTTCGTCAGCTCGTACTCGAGCGGCTTGCCGACCTCGCGCGCCACGAGCTGGGCGATCTGCAGGTTGGTCTTCTCCTCGCCAACGATGTTGTATCGCTGCCCCTTCGCTGCGATCCCACCCAAGAGCCAGTGCAGCGCCGCCGCCACGTTGCGCGCGTGGATCCAGCACCGGCTTCCGCTGCGCTTGCGTTCTTGGTCGGCGTGGATCTCGATCTTCTGTCCTGCGAGTACGCGCTTGATGCACATCGGTATGAACTTCTCCGGGTCCTGCCGCTCGCCGAAGATGTTCATCGTGAACGTGGTGCAGATCGGGAGCCGGTGCGTGTTCACCGCCGCATCGCACAGATACACCGCAGCGGCCTTCGTCGCGGCGTAGGGGTTGGTGGGAGCGAACCGGTCGTATTCGCGGTAGTAGATCCCGTCTGGGGCGGGGCCGAAAACCTCGTCCGTGGAGAAGTTCACCATGAGCCGAAGCATTGGCAGATTCTCGCGAACGAGGTTGATCACGTTCTGCGTGCCAAGCGCGTTGGACTTCACGAACGGCAGCGCGTCCGAGATGCTCCTGTCAACGTGCGTTTCAGCAGCAAGATGCAGCAGGTAGTCTACGCACCCGATCTCTCTGACAACCCCCGCCGGCGCCGGATGGGAAATATCCCACCCGATGATCGTGACGCGCTTTGAATCGAAGGCGTCGATGTCTCGCAGCCGGTCGTACCCGGACGATGCGTAGCTCAGATAGTCCACCCCCACGATGTCCCAGTCCGTGAAGCGCAGGAAGTGCTCCACCACGTGGTGCCCAAGAAAGCCGCACGCCCCGGTGATCAGGATCCGCATACATGCTCCTTGATCTTCTCGCCCATGCGCGCCGCCAGTTTCGGCATCCAGCAGAACTCGTCCCAGAAGGCCATGCAGTTCGATCGCATCTGGTCGTACTCGGGGCCTTCGATCGGAAGGCTCATGTAGTCGTACGTGAGCTTCTTGTCGTGCGGGATCTGGATGCAGAGCTTCGACCAGTCAACTTCAGCTTCGAATGGGAACAGTTCCACGTCGGTGAAGATGGGCACCGTGCCCACCTGCATCGTCCACCATCCGCGCGGGCCATTCGATGCGCCGGCTGGGCAGAATCCATACCGGGCCCCCGCCATGTCGATCATCCACTGGCGATGGTCGCCCCACCACGTGTTCGACCACGCCGACCCGCACTTGTCCCGGTGCATCATGTACTCATGCAGGCGCCCCTCGGACAGTTGCAGGATCCAACTCCTGCCGCCGAAAAACCTCGTCTGCGCTCCTCCAGTCAACTGCCCGATGAACGCGAAGCGGTGGCCCTTCGGAAGGGACCTGCAGTGCGTCGTATAGGCGGAGTCCATCTGGATGCGGTAGTCCTGCTGGCACGGGTGGCACGGCATCGCGTGTACGTGGCACTCCTTGTTTCGCTCTCGTCCCGCCAGTGGGCTCAGCACGAACTTGATGCCCTCGGTGTCAACCTGGGAGAAGTACGGGAAGTCGCAGAGACTCACCCACGCGATCTTCTTGGCATAGGTTTTGTACCACATCTCCCGCATGATCGCGGCCGAGATCACCTGGACCTCGCCGGTATAGGGGGCGCCGCCAAAATCGGGGAAGAGGACGTCTGCTGCCTCCATGTCTGCGCACGGCTCGATGTCTGGGAGCATGGAGAACGGGAACCCGCGTACCGGGTCCTTCAGGATCTCGTTCTTCTGCGTGCCATTCGGGACGCATACCTTCACTGGATACCCTCCTTCACCACCACGGCTTGGGCCGGATACTTGCCGTCGGCGATGATCTTCATCACATCCCTTGGGCCAGGGCTACTTCCTTCCCGCTCCTTGCGATCGGCGGAAACGACAGGAAGCCGGGGAACGGGTCGATCGGCACCCCGTGGTCCCTGCAGAAGAGAGACAGCAACACCTGGTCATGCCTGTGGCCGCGGACCCGGTCATCCTGAGACGCCTGACCGGCATCGTTGACCCAGGACCCCTTGAGGGCATCCTCGTGAGCAAGCAGGTATTCGAAGAGGTCATCTGCCAACTTGCTTCTCAGGTTCAGGGCGTACATCGTCCCCATCGGCATGGGCACGTCCCAGACATCGGCTCGCTTCACTCCGAGCTTCACGAGCGAATCGTCCGACGCCCAGCACCCCAGGTTGACGGTCGCGTAGCCGATCCACATGCCTCTCGCGATTGCGCACTCAACCACCGGCGAGGGACTGGCAATGAACCACACCGCCGAGTCGCACCAGATGGCGACATCCGCGCCGGCCCGCTTCGCCTGCATCATCGCGTGGTGCTTGAAGGCATACGGAGCGTCCTTGTGCGTCGGGCTGCCTGGCGGCAACTCGCCGTCGTACGTCTTCAGCATGCAGTCGGGCGCGTGCTGCATCGCCGACTTCACGAGCCTCTCGTGCCCCCTCTGGTACCACGCGCCCCTGGCGACA